TCGTGCCAGGCGTAGCGAGAGACAAGATGGTTGAGGTCGGCAGTCGGGGCTGATAGCAGCGCGTGGAAGTGGAGCCGGCCGTCCTTGTGGAACTCCTGCCCCCTCGCCCACTGGATGCCGCCGTGCCAGCGACGGCCCCAGTCGCGACCGTAGACCTCGCGGTTGATGCAGGAAACGAACATGCGGAAAGCTTTGTCGGCCGCTTCCGGATGCATAGAACCGTTGCTGCCTGTCCGGTTGATGGCGTGGCGATTGCCGGCGCGATCGGTCCAGAACTTTTCCCGCCGAAAAGTGAGAGTTGCGAACACATGTGCGGGGTATCGCCGGAGAAGCTCAGTCCATGCGTCGCCGGTACACGTATCCGCGACACCGTACAACTCCGGCTGATCCACCAGCTCGACGTGGCCGCGTGAGCCTTCGGGTGGCATGAGTCAATGCGCTTCATCGAGCACCGCCAGACCGCGACCGCGGAAGGCAACATCACGATCACACTGCCGCCGCTGATGATCGACCAGGGCGGACAGTTCACGCCAAAGACGGACGAACGCCACGACCACCAGCAACCACGGGACCGTGCAAATCGCCACCATCAAAACCACGTTCACGACAGCACCGCCGCGCGATGCTGCGACCAGTGCACGACAGCGTTGGAAATTTGAGTGTCGGCGCACTCGCGAATGTCGAATTGCCGAGGATCACCAGCGGGCGCATTCACCGCCGACTCATCGAGCGTGAACCAGTACTGCAACAGCGTGCCCTGGTGGCTCAGAACGTGAAACACGGTGCGACCGTCACCGGTCACACCAGCCACGTAGCCGTTCTGAATTGCCATGGCAGCCGCCCGGCAAATTGCGTCGAAATCTTTCATTGCCCTACCCCCTGCCCCAGCGCCCTAGATGACGCCCCGACACCCGGCTAGGGCACCGGGGCGGAGCGGCATCACTCATCGAGTGACGCGGACGCATATAAACTCGGAGATGACACCTTTGTCAACCGGGAAGTGATATGAACACGCTAAATAAATTGCTTGACAACGCGCGGAAATCATGCCAGCGCGACAGCGATAGAGCGTTAGCCGAAGCCCTGAAAGTGACCGGTCAAACGGTCATGCAATGGCGACGCGGAGTGAACCGAATCACAGACGAGCACCTAGCAAGAGTGATCGAACTCGCACACGCAGACCCGGCACTCATCGTGCTAGTCCGACAAGAAGGCGCAGAGGAAAGAGCCGAGAAGAAGGCTTGGAGAGCCTTGTGGGACAGACTGTCCCCGGTCACTACGGTGATCGGGGTGGCGCTAGTAGCGCTTAGCGCATGGCAGAGCGGGGCAATGCCTATTATGTCCAGTCGCAAGGCGCTGGGACGCTTCGGCGAGTGGTGCCGAAGCAAGGCCGGTCACAAAAGCTCGACGGGAGATACGGTTGGCTGGCATGCCGACATTGTGAGGGCTTGACCGTGGACCAAGGTCAAATCGACTTCGACGGCGAGTGGTACGGGTGGCGGCTGAAAGGCCGCCATCTCATTTCCCCGGACGGTGATCGCATGACGCCAGAGCGCCTACGCGGGCTCATGTGGCGCGACCGGTCAGAACTGCGACTAGCAGGCTACGTGTCCCGCCGCAAGGCCGAGCAGGCGCAGCGAGCGGCGAAATACGGGCCAAAGATCAAGGTGGTGATGATCGAACTGGCCGACTACCGGATACACGGCGTGGGCGCAGGCTGAAAAGCGGTTAGCGTGAGGAAGGTTCCGACGCCGTGACGAACGAAGCCCCGGCCAGATGGTCGGGGCTTTTGTTTGTGCGACCCCGAACAAGCGTCACCGTAGGGCGCTGCCCTACACCCGTACCGCGAGGGCGATCAGCGCCAGTGCGACGAGGTGGACCGGGTAGGCGATCCAGAAGAAATGCCGGATGCGCGGCACCCGCCAATCACACGACACGGTGAGCACCACCAGCGGGACGGCAAGCAGCGCCCAGGCATTCCCGTTGAACCAGCATAGGACGAACAAGCCAATGGCCAGCGCGGCAGCGCCAAGGGCCCCGCGATACTCCCACCACATCCACGACGACAGCACCAGCAGCAGGCCGGGCGCCGAGTAGTCACACACGACCGTTCCGAGCACCAGCAGGCCGAGCGCGATCCAAGGCCGCCCATCCCGAAGAAGATGCACCGCACCGGCAGCGAACGCGAACGTAAACAGGATGTTGAGCGGGAACACTTCGCCATGCGTCAGCGTGAGCATATGCGGCACCGTCGCAATCAGGCCGACCACCAACAGCCGAGTAAGCAATCGGTCAGACAGCAGATGCCGCCCAATGACGAACGCGAACACCGGAAACGCGATGCGACCCAGCGGCACCGCAAAATCCCACGGGCCCAACACCTTCGAAGCATGGTCAATCAACATCGACGCAAGCGCCAACCACTTCAAACACTCCGCGTTGTCATAACTCAAAGCGAACGATTTGTTTCGAGCGGCAAGGTTCATTGCATCATGCTCCCGTGGTAATCGTTTGGAATTTCAGCGTTACGCATCTGGCCGTAACGAGCCTGCTGGCCCCGGAACTCCGGATCACCAACACCAACAGCAGCCACAGGCGCGTGATTCTCGCCGCGTTCAATCGCCCCCTGCGAGGGCCGATCCGGCTGATTCTGCAAGAGAGGTTCGTACTGCCCGTCGCGCACAATCGTCCGGCACGTCAGATCGTCGAGGGCGTAGCGCGTCGCCTGATCGGTCACGCACTTGCAACCGCCCTTCTCCCACCCCTTGAGCGTTTCACCATCCCCCGTCACGTAACAGAACAACCGCGGCGGCTTGTTGGGCACAGGCACGGAATCGTAAGCGGGCGCGGTCCACGGCTGCGACGGAACACGAGGCTTGAGCCATGCGACGTAATCGGTCGATCGAAGCGATGCACCGGATGGGGGCGAGAGCGGCGCGACGCCCCCCGTCGCTACCGCTCCGTGAGCCGCCGCGACGCTCGCGTTTGTTACGGGTATCTCGGTTTTTTCTCCCATGACGTCTTTGACTCGACCCCGCATATACAGCGCACCAGCGACAACGGCAACAAGCACGATGGGGAGCGCGATCATGTACCAAGGAATTTTCTTTTCGGTGGTCTCAAGCACCGTGGACTCATAAGATCCCATCGGGCGTTTCGGAAGGCCAACCCGCTTGATAATCAACGGATGGGCTTTTTCCGGGTTGCGTTCGTATCGGTCGAAAATCCGGAGGCGCGCGAACGGTAGACCAAAAATGCGGCGAACATGCGTATGGCGCTCAATCAAGTCATGCACGAAATCGTCCATTTGCTTGGTTGGCGACTGGCACACAAAGATGAAATCGAAGCCGCGATGCCGATGCTTGGCGAGCTGTTCGACATGACGCGGGACAGGTTTTCCCGGACCACGGCGCGGAAGCATCCCCGATTCATAGCACTCGTCGACCAAGACAACGGACCCATCGGGCAGCGACTCCCAATCCTTGAAGCCTTCGGGATCAAGCGGAAGCATCCGCGTGTCGGCGTGCTTGAATCCGCGCACATTGCACACGTAGACCAAGCGGCCCTTATCGCGGAACTCCATTGCGTGATCAATGGCGTGCAGTGTTTTACCGTGACCTGGCTGACCGGTGTATTGATAGATCATGGCGTGCCACTCGGCAGAGAAGCCACCGTCGAGAAGAACACGCGCGAGCCAATCTTTACGACCAGCGCGGATAGCACCATCACCATGAAAATATCGAAGCCGATGGCCTGCAAGAACGCCAAGGCTTGCGGCGACAAACCGGACACCTTTTGCGCCAAGAACGCTTTTACATCGGGCAGAACGGCATGGTAAGTCACAAGCGCGATCCCGCTAGACGCCATGACGCGACCGAGCACGGCCGAACCCGCGAGCTTCGCAACCGTCCAAAACTTTTTGATGCCCCAAGTGATCGTTTCAGTGATTGAGAACATGGCCCCTACTCCATCAAGATGCGAAGCGCGAGATACGCGCCGAGGATGAGAAACGCAGCGCGCATGAGCGCGACCAAATCGCACCACCACGGCTGTTCGTCGAGCGAATACGTGCCGAAAATTCCAAAGTCGAGCACGCCGAGCGTAGGGCATTGACCAGCGCCGCCACCGAACAACCCGCCCTGATCAATCACGTTCAAGCCTAGGCCGACCGTCTTAACCTTGCCGCCTTCAGCGTCAGCCTCATCGTTGCCGTCGGTCCCGTCCCCATCGCCGGGACCGGGTTTCAGGTAGTCGGGCACGCCGTCGCCATCCGCATCGCCCTTGCGCGTGCCGCAGCGCTCAAGCCACGACTGCCGGGCCACCATCCCAAGCACAGGGTCACCCGTGGTCACAGGAGCCGCGTTGCAGTCCTCACCGCCGCTGGCCGTGCCTTCGTCATCGTCGCCCTCCCCTTCCCCGTTGCCGTCACCGTCGCCGGGGACGCCCGTGTTGGGTTGGCCAGGGCCGGCACCCGTGCCGGTCGTGATGATCGTGTTGTAGTCCTGCCCGTTGACGTTGGTCGTGGACTCAACAGCGGTCGTCGGGTCGTTCTGATTCGACGGCGGCGTCGGAGTTGTGGGCACCTTCTCGCGATCACCGCCGAGCGTGCCATCGGTCGTGATGCGCTCGCCGGTATCGCCGGGATTCCAGCAGAGAGAGCGACCAGCAGCGGAGGTAACGCAATGCTGGCCATTGGGCTTTACACACTCGGAATAGCCACCGCCCGTGCTCACGCAAACCGGCTTGTCTGGATCATAAATCGCGGTCGGCGTGTCAGTCGTGCACGACGACCCGGTAGGCTTCGCGCCACTCACAAACGCGCGACCGCCAACACGCTTGAACGTCCCGGTTTCACCGGCACCAAGCACGACGCCGTACACGCAACCGTCCTTGCAATAGTTGCCAACCAACAGCGAATCATCGAACGATGCCGAACCATCCGTCGCCCGATTAGCGCAAGCAACATCGCACTTCTTCGTAGCGTCATTCCAGACGCCGCCGCCCGGACATGGACCCTGCGAATCGTAATAGCGAACATCGATATAAGCACCACCGATGCTTGTCATATACCGGCAGTAACGACCATTGCCAATACACGCCGGACCAGTAATAACGCCGTTCCACTGCGTGGGCCGATTTATCCGCAGCCAGTTGCCCGTGTTCTCATACGCCAGCTGCTGCGACGAACACAACGGCTGGGGCGATGCAATCGCACCTTCCTGCGCAGAGCCCATGCACCGAGCATCGTCAACCTGCTGCGCATGCGCCTTACCCATGCCAACCCAAGCGAGCACCAGCGCGACGAGCACATAGGCCACGCGACGGACCACAGCAGACGCAAACACCCGGACGAACCACCGACCGTTCATACCGCCTCAAACCCGAGCCACAGCGCGCCAAGCACCGCGACGATTACGAAATAGCCCATGACACCCTCCCTATATCCGAAACAAAAGACGCCCCACTAGGGGGCGTCCGATGGCAACCGCCGAAGCCGTTACCGAACCTTCTTGAACAGGTTGTAGAGCACGAACAGCGCGAGCACGCCGACCAGGACGATCAGAATGCCTTGGATGGTCGTTTCGGCGCCGCTGATCTTGTCGGTGATCACGGTGCCCATGTCGCCGCCACCCGAGGCGAACGACGCGCCGGAGGCGACGAGCGCGGCGGCACCCGCGCCGACCTTGGCGACGGTGGCCTTGCAGCGGTTGAACATCGACACGGCGCGGCCGTGGACTGCCAGAGCATTGGAACGGTTCATTGCATTTTCTCCCGAGGAGTGAAAGGGCGGAATTGCCCGGTTAGTACCGCATCCCCTGTTGCATCGCCCGGATGTAGAGCCGAGCGATTAAGCCGAGGGTCCAGCAGGCGCCGATTGCGAAAGCGACCACCACACCTTCTTCCAACGTCAGCGCGGGGAGCACTGACGGCGGAGCACCCCAGTACGGATGCGCACACACGCCCGTTGTCGTGTCGACATCTTCGACGTTGCACAACTGGGCGAGTGGCACACCGGACATGGGTTACTTCTGACCGGCCACAGCGAGGGGGCGAAGCGTCATGCGACGCGAAAGGTCGATGCTCGCGTAGGCCCCTGGCACCAAATCGGCGATCACGTCCCACTCATGCTTGGAGCCGGTCGGAAGCGCGTCCTTGGCACCGTCGATATCCATATCCACGTTGACGCGGAACTGTTCGCACTCCACCTGCACGGGCTGGAAAAAAACGGTTTTCTTTCCGGCTTTGGTGTTGATCTCGCGTTCTTTGGCGGTGTCGAGAATCTTGACGGTCGGGTTGGTCATGTTCGTTTTCTCTCTGTGGTTGTCGTTGGTGGTCGGTCGTTTTTCAGGCGGACTGGTAGGGTCAAGCTAAGGGCCGTCCCTACGGGTCGGCCCTTGCTGCTCCTACCCGCGCGTGGCTTGCCATCTGTCCGCAGGTGCCCAGGTACATCTGTCCAGCCCTGGGCGGGCTGTTCTGTCCCCTCGAAACAGTGCACGTTGCTGCGCACCGTGGGCACATCCCGTGGGCAACTCATGGACGGCACGCCGCCCACAAGTTGCCCACCGGATGCACCCACTACGCACACTGTTTCGCGGTGATCGTTTCGCAGTAATTCACGGTTCTTTTCCTATCAGCGGTTTTTGCAGAGAAGCGGAATGCAGCGGACTCACGGAGTAGTCCGGGCGCGGCGGTTGCCACGCCCCGAAGTTGCGGGAGAAATCGACTTCGCCGTCCTTGACGACGTACTTGGAGACGTAGGCGGCAACGTCGCGCTGGCTGCGCGGTTGTTCGATCTGATTGCGGCCGAATTCGCGGTACCACCATTCGTGCCAGGCGTAGCGAGAGACAAGATGGTTGAGGTCGGCAGTCGGGGCTGATA